CATCCCGAACTTGATATCCGATTTGTATTCCAAAAATTAAAAAACAAAGTTCAAGGAGGAAGGTTCACTTGTGAGGAATGGTGTAAGAAATATGGTTTTCTATATGCCGAATCAGTAGTACCTAACTCTTGGATTCATGAAAAATAAAACTGGTGAGGATGTGGTGAGGATGCGTTATACATTATAAAGGAGGACTAATTAAGTTGTACAAAAATTAGTCGTGTAACCAGTTTTCTAATTAAAGGAGGATATGGGAGAACAAGAATCAGTATGTGTAACCCATGCACCTTGTCCTAGATGTGGTTCTTCAGATAACCTAGCCATCTATGATGATGGGCATGGTTGGTGCTTTACTCCAGGTTGTGGATATAGACAACAAGGAGACAATGAGGAGAACATTAAACAACAAGAGGAGAAATACTCAATGGATTTAGTAAAAGGAGAACGAGAACCACTTAAAAAACGTGGAATAACTAAAGCTACTGTAGATAAATGGTCTTATGAAGTAGGAACTTTCAAAGGAAAGAAAGTACAAATAGCAAATTACAAAAAGAATGGTCATGTAATAGCTCAGAAGCTCAGATTTCCTAACAAAGATTTCTTATTTCTTGGAGATACTAAGGAAGCAGGTCTTTACGGAAAGCACTTGTGGGAAAAAGGTAAGATGATTACCATTTGTGAAGGTGAGATAGATGCACTCTCAATCTCCCAAGCACAAGGAAACAAGTGGCCCGTTGTATCAATTTCTACTGGTGCAGCAGGAGCTAAGAAAGCACTTCAGAACGACTTAGAATACTTGGAAAACTTTGAGTCGGTAATTCTGATGTTTGATCAGGATGAAGCAGGTCAAAAGGCTGTGGATGAATGTGTTCAGTTGTTTTCTCCAGGAAAAGTAAAGATAGCTACGCTTCCCTTGAAAGATCCAAATGAAATGATCCAAGCAGGAAGAGGTGCAGATATCATTAGTGCTATTTGGGGAGCAAAATCCTACAGACCTGATGGAATTATAGATGGAAAGGATACTTGGGAATTAGTATCTACTACTAAGGAAGCAGAGTCAATGCCTTATCCTTTCAATGGTCTTAATAATATGACTCAAGGAATCAGGAAAGGAGAGATTGTAACTATTACTGCAGGATCAGGTATAGGTAAGAGTCAGGTATGTCGAGAAATAGCATACTCATTAATACTTAGAGATCAAAAGGTAGGTTACTTAGCATTAGAAGAAAATACAAAACGAACTTCTCTTGGATTTATAGGTCTTTATCTTAATAAACCTATTCATCTCCAGAGTGTAGACTACACCAAGAAAGAACTCAAGGAGGGTTTTGATAATGTATTGGGAACTGGGAATTTGTTTATGTATGATCATTGGGGGAGCATGGAAATCTCCAATCTTTTCAACAAGATCCGTTACCTTGTTAAAGGAGTGGGATGTACTCACATTATCCTTGATCATATCACCATTATTTTATCTGGTATGGAAGGTGGTGATGAAAGGAGAATGCTAGACTTTGTAATGACAAAGCTCAGAAGTCTAGTAGAAGAGGTGCAATGTGCATTAATATTAGTATCACATCTCAGAAGACCTTCAGGAGATAAAGGTCATGAGGAAGGAGTAAGAACTTCACTCAATCAACTTAGAGGTTCGCATGGTATCGCTCAACTCTCAGACATAGTAATTGGATGTGAGCGTAATCAACAAGATGAGGAGAATCCTGATGTGACTACTGTTAGGGTTTTAAAGAATCGTTGGACAGGAGAAACTGGAGTAGCAGATTCTTTATATTATTCTAAAGAAACTGGAAGAATGATAGTTGGTGCATCTCCAGAAAAAATTAATACTTATGGATTTGAAAAGGAGAATAAGGAGGATTTCTGATATGGAGAACATAATACTAGACATAGAAACTGATGGTCTTTTAGATTCGGTTACAAAGGTTCATTGTTTGGTTATGAAAATAGAAGTTACTAACCACATGTCTTATGTAGAAGTAGCCACTACTAAATCAGAGATAAAGACCGCACTCAAAAAATTACAGAAAAGTCATATCATAGGACATAATGTTTTAGGATTTGACTTGGAAGTTTTAAATCGTCTGTATGGATTAGAAGTTCCTGTAGATCAGGTAACTGATACTCTTATTTTGTCTCGTTTAATTTATCCTGACATTAGACAAGAGGATGCAGCAATCAAAAGATTAGAGCCTCGTTTGTGGGGATCTCATTCCCTTAAAGCATGGGGATATCGTCTTGAACATTACAAAGGAGAGTTTGGAAATGAGGAGGAAGACTTTCAGGAACTCTCTCAGGAAATGATTGATTACTGCATAAACGATGTTGAACTAACCAATATTTTGTGGAAAAATTTAAGGGAGAAATTACCACCAGAAAAATCGGTACGTTTGGAACATAACATTGCCAACATTTGTTATCAGCAGGAGAAAAATGGATTCGCTTTCAATGAAGAACAAGCAATTAAATTATACTCAAAACTATCCAAAAGACGAGATGAGTTATCAGAACAACTCAAAGAAGTCTTTGGATCATGGCTCATTAATGAAGGGCTTCGTAGGAATGAACTTTATTCTAAAGTTAAAATTGTGGATTTCAATCCTAACTCTAGGAAACACATCGCAAAAAGACTCAAAGAATTACGAGGTTGGCAACCCAAAGAATTCACTCCTTCAGGAGAAGCTAAAGTTGATGAGGCTATTCTCAAAAAGTTAGAGTATCCAGAAGCTAAGTTAATGTCTGAATACTTAATGATTAATAAACGCATTGGTCAACTTGCAGAAGGAGATCAAGCTTGGCTAAAACTTGTTAAACAGGGGAGATTACATGGAAGAGTCAACACGATGGGAGCATCGACTTCAAGGGCATCTCACTCAAACCCTAACCTCGCTCAAGTTCCGAATACAAACGCACCCTATGGGAAGGATTGCAGGTCTTTATTTGTGCCGAATCGAGGACAGAAACTATTGGGGATTGATGTGTCTGGGCTTGAGTTGCGGTGCTTATCGCACTATCTTGCTAGGTATGACAATGGTATTTATGGTAAGAAACTGTTGGAAGAAGATATACATACTGTTAATCAGGAAGCCGCAGGTCTATCTACAAGGGATCAGGCGAAAACTTTCATATATGGTTTTCTGTATGGTGCAGGAGATCAAAAGATCGGTGAGATCGTGGGGAAAGGTAGAAGAGAAGGAAGACTTTTAAAGACTAAGTTTCTCTCTCAACTTCCAGCATTAAAATCACTAAGGAAAGCTGTTCAGGAAAAAGCAGTAACACAAGGAACTATTAAAGGATTAGATGGTAGACTTGTGCCTGTTAGATCTAAACATGCAGCTTTGAATACACTCCTACAATCCGCAGGAGCTATTATTTGTAAACAATGGGTAGTGGAAATGCATTCATTACTTAATCAAAAAGGATTCAAACGTGGGGAGGACTATGATCAGGTAGCGTTTGTTCATGATGAAGTTCAACTAACAGTAAAGGAGGATCATGCCACAGAAATCGGTAGATTATGTGTCGAGGCAATTACCACTACAGGGATTGGATTTGGACTCCGAATCCCACTCTCAGGAGAGTACTCAATCGGAGCAACTTGGGCAGAAACCCACTAAGGAAAAACAAGGAAAAGTAAACCAGACTATAGGATTAGCAGGAGAAGATCTTGTACGTTACATACTACATAGATGGAACTATGATATATTTGAGCCTACTAATTCATGCAGTAGTTGTGACTTTGCTATAAATAAAGGAACATCATGGTCTACTATTCAAGTTAAGACAACAAGTATTGGGAATGGAGTTCGATTAAAACGTGAATCAAATGTGAAAAATAATCGAATGTATACAGAATATTCGGAGCATGATTTCGATTATTTATTTGGAGTTAAATTTCCAAAGATTTATGTAGTTCCTTTTACGTCTGTAAACAAACAAACGTATATTGGATTCAAAGATTATGAAGACTTTTCTTATGATCTTAATGATCCACTTACTTATACACATCCACCACATTTATTATAGGAGAACTAAATGAATAGAGTAGCAGTTATAGATGCAGATATTATT